CAGTCGATTGACGCTGGTGTTGGGCCTGCAGCCTACATTCGAGCAGCGGGTGTAGCACGAAGATGGGTGCCAGCGGGATCCGTTGCAAATCGAAGAAATAGCGCTTTGATCTTGCAATCTGCCGGAACTGGTGGATTTAGTAGTGTCGGTAATGTTATTCAACAGGGATGGGCTGGAATTTCTGGCCCAACACAAGATTGTATTCCCGTTTCCTATGGATCGAGTATTCAATCAATCACCAATAAAAGCATTTACGCTTTATCTGTTGCAGATGGATTTATAACTGGACAAAATGGTTATAGGCCTTCTTCTAACTTTGCGGTTGGCGATATTGTTCGACAGTTCCATTACACTGGATCGACTACAAACGCAGATGCTGGTGGATTCGCACTAGGCGCTGTAAATTATACCGATCCAAATACGTTACAGGAAGCAATTGGTGAAGTAGTCGCTTGGGTCTTAACCGCATCTGGTCCAAAGTTGTATGTTGAAAAGATTTCGGGTGTTGACTTTCTTCCAACACGCGGAGTTAAAAAGAGTGCTTATCCTGGCATTATTTCATCTTCACCGTTTGATGATCGCAGTGATGGTGTTTCTTTCTCTGGTTTCATTGATCTTATCACCACTGAAGCACCAGAGCTTGGCGCGACTATTGATTATCAGTTCACATACGGTATACTTAGTGGTCACGACGAACCAATTGATGTCCAAGAAACTATATTTGATGCAAACGATGTTGGTTTGGCTCAAAACGGATATCTTAATCTGATGCAGGATGACAGTATTGATGGTATTGCCAGTTCTGATTTTGATAGCGGCGATCCCGCAGTATCAAATCTGACTGCATTAGATTTAATAAGTCAAAATATTGTCGGCAATAATTACAAACATGGTCAAATAACATATCAATTTACATACAACGATTGGAGTGACACTAAACTGCCTTGGGATAAATGGAGTAACGACTTTAATATCGTGAATAAAGGTGTTGTCATAAGTTGGGATCCAAGTCAGAATAAATTGATAACTTCGATCTGTGATGGTTCTCAGGGTTTCCAAAGGGATCTTGGATACATCTTCGGAATGTATGATGACACTTGCGATAACCAGTTCGTTGGTTATGGTGGAAATGGTATTGCTTCGAACACCACAACACTCAGTTCAGAATCAGTGATCGTAGACGTGGAAGGCCCTTATAATACTACCACAAGAAACTTTACTGGTTTTGGAAATTATACACAAGGTGAAACTGCTTCTCAGTTGTTGGAGTCAAAGAGTAATTTTGCTCCAGGCCGATACTATACGGTTGGAGAGAAAGTTGCTCAAGCCATACCAGGCGAAGCACCTACTGGTTATGCAACGGGAACCGTGGAAAACTTTACAGCAAGAAAGTTAGGAAACTCGGGAGATATCGACGACACTGTAATCCTAATTAAATTAGACGAAGGATCTACATTCGAAGTCGGAGCGAATGCAAAGGGAATTCTGGAAGGAACCGTCTCTAATGGTGTGTTTACCAAGAGTCCTACGGGAAGAATTACAACTGAAAGCACAGCATACGGATTAGCAAAATCATTCTTTAGTGGTTCATTGGGAACAGGTGGAACTGCTTCTAATCAATACTACAAGCAAGTTCCTGTCACGATAGGAAATGCTAGAATTCGACAAATATCAGAAGTATCAAACGATGCACATCTCGTTTCGTTCTTTGATGTGAACATGAATCAAAAACGACAAAACGAGAGATTCTTCTTGAGTGAAACGAGAAGTGCTTATTATGGTTATGCGAGAAACTCAGATGCAGTAGGAACTGATAACACACTCGGTGGTAAACTCTTCAACATTCATCCAAACTACCTTGGAAGAATTTATAACCCCGATAGAAATTCATTGATCTTCGAAGTTCCAGTTGGCGATGTGGTGAAGTCAATCAACGCTATGGATTATAGAGCCATTAAAGAATTCGAAGTTGACTTTGGAGCCAATGATGAAGTTTCAATCTCCAGTGGAAACTCACTGATTCGGTTCGTCGGTGGAGATGCCTCTGGCGGCCGAGTCGATGGTGCAGACCTGAATAATTATATCATGGTTGACAATGACGGAAAGATCATGGATCTTCTTTCGGACGCTTTCGTCCTCCGTACCAACAACACGGACTTTGGCGACTTTGGTAAGTTGACCATCTCCAAGAATACAGGTGGCGGAACTGGAACATATCCAGACACTACAAAGTTCTCAATGATTGCTGCACTCGAAGTGAACCCAGGCGAAAATGTAACCAGCAGCCCGATCCGATTCAAGAGACTCAGAGAATATACAGAAAATCTCGAAACGTCTGATGTGAAAGTTACTCCAACTGGGCAGTATTACTTCGAACTCGACAAGGTGGATATTTATTCATACAACTCTGCCTTCGACGAAGGAGTCGGACCAACTGCTGATGTCTTCGATAAATTGACATTAGACAATGGACAACGAGATAACTACTACGAAAAGGGAAGACTGTATCTTGTCAACAATGGCCTTGAAAACTTTGGAACAAGTGGACAAGTGGAAGATGGACTTGCTAACTTCGTCACTCCAATTCAAGTCACATATCGTTACTTCGAACACAGTGGCGTCGGGCCTTTCGTATCAGAATCTTATATCAACGAAAATCCAACCGGCGATGACTTGAAGTTCACCTTCGATGATATTCCAGTTTACACTTCTCCAAACGTTGGTGACGTTGTTCGATTGAATAAGGTAATCGACTTTAGACCAACGTTTGATGGTACAAACTTCAGTGATATCTTCCTTCCTTTCAGTGGAAGAGCCTTTAACATCTCATACTCATATTACCTCCCAAGAATTGATAGACTTGTAATCACAAGGGATAAACAATTCAAGGTGATCAAGGGTGTGCCAGCAATCGAACCGAAGTCACCCGATCAAGTGGTTGACGCGATGGAACTTTATAAGTTCTACATTCCAGCATACACATACAACTCCAAAGATGTAGTGACGAAGTTCATCGAAAATAAGAGATTTACCATGAGAGATATTGGTAAACTCGAAAAGAGAATCGAAGAAATCGAATACTACAGTACCCTTTCTCTTCTCGAAAGGCAAACTGAAGCTCTCTTTATCAAGGATTCAAACGGAAACGACCGATTCAAGAATGGTATCATCGTAGATCAATTCACTGGTCACGAAATCGGCGATGTTCAAAATCCAGATTACAACATCTCTATAGATTTTGAAAATCAAGAATTGCATCCTCCGTTTATCAGTCGAAACATTGACTTCGATGTTCTGACAACAAACAGTCTATACAGAACAAATGATGATGTTGTGATGTTGCCGTTCACAACAGAATCGGCGATGATACAACCATTGTCAACAAACACAGTAAACCTTAATCCGTTCAACAATGTAAGTTGGTTGGGAACAGCGGTTTGTAATCCACCAAGTGACAACTGGTATGACCAAAACCAAAACCCAGATGTTCTCATTAATGTCGAAGGCGAAAACGATGCTTGGGAGAACTTAGGTTCGGGTGCCTTCGGTACGAAGTGGAACGATTGGCAATCTTCGTGGGCTGGTGCTGAATACAACATCGACAAGGCACAAACAAGCAACCAAGAAAAATCCAAGAGAGTTACAAAAGTCACAAGAAACAAGGACCGAAAGGGAATAAGCAACAAGACGGTTCCTGATCGTATTACCAAGAAAGTAAATGATCGAATTGTGGATACGAGTGTCATTCCATTCGTGAGATCACAAACTCTTGACATTACCGCCACAAACATGAGGCCAAACACAAGAGTCTATGTGTTCTTCGACGGTATCAACGTGAGCGAACAATGCACGTTTGTTGAAAATGGAACAACGAAGTCGATGATAAACAATCCTCTTGTCACTGATGAGTATGGAAGAATTTCATCTGAGAAACAACTCAAATTTACAATTCCAGCAGGTCAGTTCAAGACTGGTCAAAAACTGATTCGAATCACAGACAGTCCTACAAACGACGTTACAAGTGCTAAGACGGCTGCTGAAGTCATCTTTGCTGCTCAAGGCATTCTGAATACAGATTCAATCAACTCAGTAAATACCCGATTGCCTCATATTGTTAGAAACGGTGTCAATCAAGAAAACATCGTCACAACCGAAGGTTCCAGAATCGCAAGAGATCCTCTCTCACAAACCTTCAAGATTCTAGAGTCAGAATATCCTGACGGAGTTTATATTGACAGTGTTGATATTTACTTCAAGAGTAAATCAAGCACACTACCAGTGACACTTCAGATCAGACCTACAATTTCTGGATATCCAAGTCCAACCACAGTATATCCGTTTGCAGAAGTTGTAAAGAATCCAGAAGATGTCAATGTGAGCGACACACCAGATGTTGCTGATGTTGGAAGTTCCACAACCTTTAGATTCTCTACTCCAGTTCACCTGGCGCCTGGAGAACACTCAATAGTTCTTCTTTCAAACAGTGATGAATATCAGACATATATCGCTGTACTTGGTGAGAATCAAATTGGAACTGAAATTCCTGTTACCGAACAACCAAACACTGGAGTCCTATTCCGTTCGCAAAATGCAGGAACATGGAAACCAGATAACAATTCCGATCTGATGTTTAGACTCAATCGTTGTAAGTTCGATTACAGTGGATTGAAAACATTAACTCTTCGCGAAAGAAAGGGATCGGATAACTATACAGGAACTGCGAAAATAGATTCTTATAATCTAAATGCAAGTGTAGTGAACTGGCCAAATTCAAGATATGAAATGAAACTCAGATTCACTCCAAACGCAGGATCTTCCGTCTCTGCAACAAGTACCGAGTATCCAGTTTCAATAAACGAAACAGTTTCACTTCGTGAATCTAAGAAAGTAAATCTCTCCACGTCCGACACAAATGATACATTGATTCTGAACGCAAACGTCATTGGTTCGGATGACAGAGTTTCTCCTGTCATAGATTTGAACAGAATCTCTCTTTATGCTGTGGAAAATAGAATCGAAGGAAACAAAAACACAAGTGATGGTGGGGATGGATACAATGGAGAACTCGAACCGAAGGCGAAACCAGTTCTGCCTGGCAGAATTCCAAGAGCAAGATACATCACTCGACAAGTAAATCTCGAAGATGGATTTGGATCAACGAACGTAAAGGTATTGTTGAACCAATATAAACCAACTGGTTCTGATATTCAAGTCTTTGTCAAACAACAACCCGAAGGCGAAGATGCTCCGTTTGAGAATGTTCCATACTTGCAACTCACACCAAGCACCACTGAAAATCTCGATGGGTATCAAGAAGTGGAATACTCTTTACCTGAAGATTTAATCGAACCAATGGGTAAGTTTGCAATCAAGATATGTCTGTATGCGGATGGTTCTCCGAACAATACAGCGATCGTTCCATTGGTCAAATCAATGAGAGTAATTGCTCTAGCATGAGAAAGGAAAGTCTCATAAATATTGAGGGTAGAAATGATCTCATTCGAGACTCAAACTCGAAAGCAATTCTATCAAACAACCGAGAAGCTCTTTACGCATATAGAGAAAAGAAAAAACAACAAGACGAGTTCAATAAAATGAAAACAGAACAAAGTGAAATTCGACAAGAACTCAATGAGATTAAAGTGTTGTTGAAATCTTTGTTAAACAAAGGGAATAATTGATGTCAGGTTACACACTGGATAATTTACAAATAACCGAAACCTTTTATGGGTGGTATAATAAAACAAATGAAGTCATCGACCTATTGAATTCTGTTGTCGGTGACGGTGTATCAGGAGCCACGCAAGAAGATGGTCGATTGATCATTGAACTGATTGATGGAACCACTCTTGATGCTGGTTATGTTGTAGGTCCAACTGGTCCATATGTAAACGGCGCTGCAATTAATGGTGACGGTGAACTTGTATTGACCTTGACAAACAACACTACATTCAATGTTGGAAACGTAATAGGACCGACAGGTGAAACTGGTGCAACAGGAGCAAAAGGTGATATCGGTTCAACCGGCGAAACTGGTCCCACTGGAGAAGGTGTCCCTCCCGGCGGCAACATTGGTTTTGCTCTGGTGAAATCAACAAATGATGACTACGATACACAGTGGGCGGATGTTTCCTCGGTCGCTCGTAGTCACCCAGGCAAAATTGGTGGATATGAAGGAGCGACTGGTAGTTTCATCTTTGGTCGAGGACAGACTCAAGATGGACGATTCCTATTCCCAAGATGGTCAACAAACTATTATCTTTCTCAAGTCCATAAAGGCCCAGGCATTTCAATGGCTGGAGCCACTGGTATCTATCCAGTCGCTGGTTTGATGGAGGGGTATACATCTGGATATGATGATGGATTGACTGCTGGTATTAAAATACTCAACTTCCTTGAAAATACCCTACCATTTGAAGGAAATGTTTACACAGACGCAGGTAGTTCTTGTTTAGGACAAACACTCGACAGTCCGCCGGGATACTATTGGAATCGAATGAAGTATTTCCCAACAGCAAAACTTCAACCGTTCTATGTTGGAAGTTATTGTTACGTTGATAAGTACGTTGGATATATTGCTGGTTATGAAAACAATGTATCCGATTCAGCAAGAAGAGGAATGTATGTTTGGTTTGGTATAATTCCTGCAAATTCCTTCCCGACAGGCACACCACAAAGTGAAGTATTTGCATACGATGGTTTTGTGAGAGGATCAACCTGTGCGTATTTCTTCAGAGACGAAGGCGCTGGTCTTTGTTCTAATGGGTTTGCAATTTCTGAAACAAATACAAACTACGGTGTAGATGGATACACATATTCTGCATGGACTGGTGATTATGTCAGAGAAGTCATTCCAGGCCGAACTGGACCGATTGCATTCTATCCAGAAGCATCTGGACCATTCGGTCTAGGAGATGGTTTTGTTCTTTCGCCTGGTTGGTATTATATGATGACAGAAATGATTCCAACTGCTTGGTTTAGTGTTGGATCGGAACTGGATGATGTTGATGATGAAGATGCTTATGGAAAAGGAATTTCTGGTGATCAAGTAATCTTCACTCATACTGATGCAAGAAACCACTATGGTGATATGAGTCTGTTCGGACTCAATGGATTCGAACTTGCTCCTGCCGGCGAAGATACTGGAGTTGGTGAAGTCTTTACTCCAAGTTCATATCTCACAATTTCAAGTGTTCGAAGTGGTCTAAAGACCATTCCAACTGGTCTTGCTCCTTATCTTTGGTTTACTGTGGGTATTACGAATGATGGAGATGGCAGATTTGGTGGATCAGCAGATACGGGATATTATCTGAAAGACCACATCGGTCTTCACCAAATTGACGATAACGTGAGTGACTTTGGTGCGATGGCCATTCGAGCTCAAAACCCAGAACAAGCATCTGCACCTCGTTTTGGAATTTCGATTAAGAGTTCTGCTTCTCAGTTTGACTCACTCCGAACGATTGATATTGGAACAAACCCACCATCAGAATCAAACTTCTGCACATATACATGGGATGGGTTATCACCTTGGGGTGGTGTTGCTGAACCAGTTCCCGGCGATGGATGCCCAGATTGTTGGGGAGGTACAGCGGACGAGCGACCATTCGACTGGCATAGATTATTGTTTGGTGATGGTGACATTGTACAAACATCTGCTGGGCTGGATACTTTAACTGATACATGGTCTTCTATAAATGGATCTGTAACATATAGAATTCAGCTTACATGTGAATCTGGTCAATGTCCAACCTTTGCAGCTCCTCCAGGCTTCCCCATTAATAATGAAATATCAAAGGATCCAATTCCAGTTGGTCCTGTGAGTTATTATGGGATAGAAAGACAGAATCGACAAGCTGATTGGAGTTCTATCGGAGGCACCACACAGTCCTATGGCGAGGAAGACGCTCTTGTAGATCCAGATGGAAATCTTGTTTTGATTCCGATTAATTCAGGTGAAGATATAGAAGAATTTGGTTTCACAAAAACATACGGTGATAAGACCTTTGAGTTTGATAGCAGTGATGCGATCACAAATCCGCAATATGGTTACTATCTTCCTTCAGGTGGCGCAAATCATGGTAGTGTGGAGGGGTATGATTGTGACTCACATTACCCAGGCACTATTATGAATCCATACGGATTGACAACCGCTGGTGCTACGGCGAATCCAGATGAAGGTTGGATCATGATATTTGATGATGCGGGTAACACATACTTCTTTGGTTTCTATAACGGAGAAACTGGAGCAGAAGGATCAGGTATTGTGGATGGAGTTCCTGTCGGAGCCACCAATGGATGTAGCCCAACCTTCCGAGATCATACAGGAAATCACGATTGGGACTCCAATGACATAGACGCATGTTTCAATGGGGAAGTTATAGCTTTACCTCCGGGTACAAATCTAGATCCGATTGATTTTGTCGGTAGTGGTAGCCTATCTTCAATCTCGACATATGTCAATGCTCAAGAAGCAATTCACAAAGAATGGTTCGGTGAGTTCCCAGGCACTGAAAAGAACCACCTGATCAAATATACGGCAATATATGGTTGTACTTCAGGTACATCATATCCAGAATATCAAGGACCATGATATGCGAAAACCAATGTTAGATGGCGATTTCAACGATGCGATTTCTCACAACCACAGTCCTGCAACTCCAATCAAAGCTAGTTCGAATGTGTTTGTGAATGGTAGAGCAATTGCTTTGGTCGGAGATCCGTATATCGGCGTCCATGTTTTCAATGGAGATCCAAAGATATCTCACCCGGCAGGATCTGCCTTGGGGGGGTCCGAAAAGTTAATAATCAACGGAAGACCAGTACATCGTGAAGGTGATCCAACCTCTTGTGGTTCAATTGCTGGTATAAGCTCTGCGGTAAATGTCTTCGTACCATAAGACCTTCGTTTATACATAATAAAGAACGGAGGTCTAAATGGCAAGAGTAAGTTCCAGACAGGATCTAAAAGACTACTGCTTTCGTAGACTCGGATACCCAGTCGTAGAAATCAACGTCGATGATGCACAGGTGGAAGATCGCATTGATGATGCGATCGAACTGTTTACAGAATATCATTTCGACGGCGTTGAACCTCAATATCTGAAACACCAAATCACTCAAGAAGATATTGACAATCAATATCTGAATATGGATTTGGTTGACGAGAGAGTTGTGAGTGTCGTTCGTTGTTTTCAGTTTGGTCAGAATACATCGGCCAATCTTTTCAATGTGAAATATCAAATTGCGTTGAATGACTTTTATGGCCTTCGCAATCCAGTGTCTTTACAGAATTACGACATCACCATGCGGCACCTTGAGATGTTAGAAGACATTCTCACCCCAGAGAAAAAGGTTCGTTTCAATCGAGTCACCAACCGTCTTTATCTTGATATGAAATGGGATGAAGAAGTGAAAGTCGGAGACTGGTTGGTCTTTGAGTCTTATGTGGCAGTGGATCCCGAAGTCTTTCGTGAATTTTACAATGACCGTTTTCTCAAAGAGTATTCTACGACAATGATCAAGAAACAATGGGCTACAAATCTTTCAAAGTTTGAAGGACTTCAGTTACCAGGCGGAGTGCAATTCAATGCACAGCAAATGTTAGCAGAAGCGAATGAAGAAAAAGCCAGACTCGAAGAAGAACTATCGCTCAAGTACGAACTCCCACCCGACTTCATGACGGGATGAACTAATGCCTACAAACCCCTATTTCAACCACAAGCCAGCATCATCATCTCGGCTTCTTGAAGACTTGACTATTGAAGCCATTAAGATGTACGGAAAAGATATGGTCTATCTTCCCAGAACTCTTGTACGAGAAGATACCATATTCGGAGAAGATAATGCTTCTAAGTTTTCCGATGGTGTAGAAATGGAAATGTATATTGAGTCGGTTGATGGATTTGGAGTCAACGACCAAATCACTCAGTTTGGATTTGAGATTCAAGATACAGTTGATCTTGTTGTTGCGAAGAAAATATTCGAAAGAGGAATGGTCCATTCTGGTGTAACACATCCGAGAGAAGGCGACTTGATCTATTTTCCTCTTTCGAACTACATCTTCGAAGTGAAGTATGTAGAACATGAAAACCCCTTCTACCAACTGGGTAAACTCTACACATATAAACTTTCATGTCAACTCTTCCGTTACTCACACGAAGAAATGGACACTGGATGGAGTCAGATTGACGAGTTGGAAACCAACATCAGCGGTGTTACAAATGATGACGGAAACGTGGTTCCACAAGACGGATATGGTCAAAATAGTGATATAGAGAATCAGAGCAATTCGATTCTCGATTTCTCAGAAGTTGATCCATTCTCGGAGGGTAACTACTGATGTTTGCAAATCACTTTTACCATGAAACCATTCGTAACTCAGTGGTCGCCTTTGGTACTCTTTTCAATGATATGACCATTGTCAAGAAAAACGCTGATGGATCTGAAAGAATAGAAGTTCAGGTTCCGCTTGCATATGCACCAAAAGAAAAATTCATTCAACGACTGAAAGAAGACACTCGACTCGATGACGAAACAAATCCAAATCCTCATGTTCAGATTACTCTTCCTCGTATGTCGTTTAACATGGTTTCTATGGCTTATGATCCCACTCGAAAAAGAAACACCACTCACCGAAGAAGAATCAAAGATGTAGAAGGCGAACAGGGTTATCTTTCATATCAGTATTCTGAAGTTCCTTACAACTTTGGATTTGAATTAGCGATTTACGCTTCAACATTCGAGGACGGTCTTCAGATTGTAGAACAGATCGTTCCATACTTCACTCCAGAATTTAATGTGACATATCAAAAGGCTGGAGGAGACTCCGATATCAATACAAAGATTGATCTTCCGATCATTCTCGAAACTGTAAATCTGGAATATGATTATCTTGGAGATTTCGAAGAACGAAGAATGTTGATATGGACGATGAATTTTAACATTAAGGCAAACCTTTACGGACCCACCCGAAGAGAGAAGACAATACTCAGTACGTCAAGTGTTCTCTTTGATTTGGATGGGTTTACATCTGGTCAGATCATAAATGGTCAAACTGGCGGAGGAGCGGTTTCTCGTATTGATGTGGGCATTTCTGGGGGTACAGGTATCTTTGTTGATGGTTCCCATGAAACACCAAATGCAGATCCTCCGTATACATCTAAAGAAATTAAATATCAATTCAGTGATCCAGACGGAGGCGATGACGTAATTGATACGAGTGGAGCTACAGTATGAAAGAAGATAATGTAGAGAAGAATTTGAATGAGGTTTTTGATATAGAACCCGTCGTGATTGACAGCGAAATCATATCTGAACGAAAAGAATCATATCAAAGTAAAAAAGTAGATAGAGACTTCGAAGAGATTCGAAGTAATCTCAAGGAAGTGATTGACCGAGGTAACGAGGCAATTGACGGTATTTTGCAAGTTGCTTCCGAAACAGAGAGCCCAAGGGCTTATGAAGTCGCCGCACAGATGATAAAGACCGTGGCGGACGCCAACAAGGATCTGTTGGACATACACAAAAAATTGAAAGATGTGAAACAAGAAAAGACTACGGTTCACAACACTACGAATCAGTCCCTATTTGTTGGTTCAACGAAGGAACTTCAAATGTTTCTCAAGGAACAAAAGAAAATGATGGAGTCTAAGAATGCCGAAAACGGACAATGACCACTATCTAGGCAATCCTCTTCTCAAAGCCGCAGGTGTTGAACAAGAGTTCACTAAGGAAGAGGTTCAAGAATATATCAAGTGTTCTCAAGATCCAATCCATTTCATTCAAAACTATGTGAAGATTGTGTCTCTTGACGAAGGTGTTGTACCATTTAAGATGTGGGATTTTCAGGAAGAAACGGTTCGCACCATGCACAAGAACCGATTCGTGATCTGTAAGTTTCCCCGTCAGACAGGTAAGTCCACGACAATGATTTCCTATATTCTTCATTATGTGTTATTCAATGATAACATGAACGTGGCGATCCTCGCAAACAAGTTAGCGACTGCAAGAGAACTTCTCGGCCGTCTTCAATTGGCATATGAGAATCTACCCAAATGGTTGCAACAGGGTGTGGTTGAATGGAACAAGGGGTCGATTGAACTTGAAAATGGTTCTCGAATCCTTGCATCTGCCACATCATCATCCGCAATTCGTGGTGGTTCATTCAACATGATCTTCTTAGACGAATTTGCATATGTTCCACATGAAGTGGCTGATGAGTTTTTCTCATCTGTCTATCCCACCATTTCATCAGGTAAAGACACCAAAATTCTTATCGTGTCAACACCTCGCGGTATGAATCTGTTCTACAAATTCTGGGTGGGCGCAAATAAAAAAGAAGGAGAACCTGGCAAGAATCTATTTGTTCCGATTGAGGTTCACTGGTCCGAAGTGCCTGGAAGAGATGAGACTTGGAAAAAACAAACCATAGCAAACTCGTCCGAGGAACAATTTAGAACAGAATTTGAATGCGAGTTTCT